GTGGAGTTGAGCGCGTTAACGAGCATGACGATGCCGGCCACGCTGGTGCTGGCTTTGTCGATGCTGTGGCTGTGGGTGTCGCTCACGGCCTCGTCTGTGCTGGTGGCGGTGATTTTGCTGGGCTTGCCCATACTTAACACGCGGTTGCCGCCCAGCGTGCCGCCGCCGGTGAGGCCGATGCCTGCGGTGAGGGTGGTGGCTTTGGTGGCGTAGGTGTTGTTGGCGTTGGTTTGGTTGGTGTTGATGCTCTGCTCGGCGGCGGCGAGCTGGTTTTTGAGCCACAGGGTGCGGTTGGCGAGCTGGCGGGTGGGCACGTTGTCGATGCCGTTGGGGCCGCCCATCACCGGGTCGGAGGTTTCGAACTGGTAAATGCCCTGTTCCCAAGTGTTGTCTTCTTTTAAATTTGCCATTTATGCGGTTCCTCGGTTAAAAGTGCCGTCGCGCAGGGCGCGGCCGTTGTGGCGCAAGGCCATGCGGGTGTAATCCAGTGCATCAAGCACGCAGCGGGCAGGTGCGAATGCTTGCAGGGTGCGCCGCAGCAGCGCGGCCTGCTCGTTGGTCACGGGTTGCTTCAGGGTGATGCGGTAGTGCGCCCAATGCGGGCCGTGGCCATGACTGAAGCGGCCGTCGCGGCTGATTTCGCCGTTGTGGTATTTGCCGTTGAGCCCTTCGATAATCTCAATCTCGCCAAAGCCCAAGCGGCGCACGATTTCGCGCACCGCCCACGGGGTGCCTTTATAGCGGTGCAGCTCGTAGGCACCTTTAATCAGGCTGCGGCGCTTGGCATCGCTCTCGGCCAGCCAATAGCCGTCCTCGCCCAAGATGCTGCGGCTCTCGGCCAAGAGCGGCAGATGCTCGGGCGCCACCAGCTCCACCAGCCGCGGCATCAGCTGCGGCAGCGTGGCCAAATCCAGCCGCAAGCCCAGCTCGGCCAGCGCACGATAGCGTTGGTCGCGCTCGATAATGTCGGCGTAAGCAAGCTTAGCCATCTACCTGCTCCGTTTCGGCGGTGATATTGATACGGGTGCAGCGCGCCCAGGCATCGGCGGCCACCACGGTGCGCGCCAAGCCGGGTGTAGCCACGTTGTACACGCCGGCCACTTTGAGCACACTCTGCACAGCCAGCGGCACAATATCGCCGCCGAGTTTGTGTTGGCGGCCGGCATCATAGGCTGCCCAAGCGGCACGGGCGGCGGCCAGCACCTCATCGGCATTGCTGCCGGAAAGCAGCGTGAGCTGCGCGGTAACGGTGTAGTCCACCACTTTCGGGGCGCGCACCATCACGGTGTCGCACAAGGGGCGCAGCCGCTCCGCCGATAAGGCAGCCTGCACTTGGTTAACCAGCTCGCTGCCGGGCACACCCTCGTTGGTGAGCAGCGTTACCGCCACGGTGCCGCCGATGGCCGCACCCTTGCTGTCGGTGTCGTTGCCCACATACACATCCACAATCGCCGGGCTCACCTTGCGCGCCCAATAGGCATAAGCGCCCACAGGGCCGGCCACGGAAAACGATTCGGGCGCCAATAAAATGCGCTCGCGGTAGGCATCATCACCTTCAATATCCACACCACCGGCGGGCACGCTGATGTTGGCGGCTTTCACTTCGATATTCGGGTGTAGCGCAGCGGCAAGCTGATTAATTTGGCCGATGGCCCAGCCGTTGCCAACAGTGCCGGATGCGGTGCATTCGGCCGGCAAATCCACGCTTTTGCGGTTGGCGCTGAGCGTGGCGGCCGAGGTGGTGGCAAACCACACATCGGCCACGGCCACGCGTGTGCCGGCGGGGATATAAATCTGCGTGCTGCCTGAAAGTGCAGTGGCGCTAAAGCGCAGGGTGGTGAGCGCAGGCTGCGCCTCCAGGCGCGGCGTGTTCACATCGTCGCCGCACAAATCCAGCATCAGGCCGTTGGCAAAGCGCGGGTGTTGCTGGCGGTAGGCTTCGTTCATTTGCTGGCGGGTGAGCGCTTCGCGGTAGGCAAAGGTGTTGATCAGCAGCCGCTCGATATGCGCCGGCTGCAACACCTTGCCGCTGCGGCTTTCATAATCGGCGATGGTTTCCGCTAGCACAGCGGCCAAATCGTCATCCACCACTTTCACGTCTTCGCGTTTCAACTTGCTCAAATCCATTTTCAGACGGCCTTTAATAAGATATCGGTGCGATACACCTCACCGGCCACGGCATCGGCCACGCGCCAATGCAGGGTCATGGCGATATGCGGCGCATTGCCGGCAAACGTGACCTGCTCGAGCACGGCGCGCGGCTCCCATGTTTTAATAGCCAGCGCCACCTCGCGCACGCAATTGGGGATAAACACGTCTTCTGGCGTATCGAGCCAATCAAAGTGATTGCTGCCAAACGCCGGGCGGGTGATGTCCGTGCCCTTGCGCGTGCCCAAAATCGTGTGCAGGCATTGCTCGATATCGGCCGTACCTTGCACAAGATTATCGGCCTCGCCATGCGGGGCGATTTGCCAGTGGGTGGAGCGGGGAGCGGTCGGGATAGTCATGCAGCCAGTGTAGGCGCAGGCGCTTGGCAGCGCTTTTAATGCGCTTTAAATCTTGCGGGCGCAAAAAAGCCACGCAGAGCGCGTGGCTGATGGAGATGCAAGTTGCGGCTATTCTGGCTTGCCCGTTTTGCCGCCGCTGGTCAGGTCGGGATGCACATGGCTGGTCAGGCTGATGCCGTTGGCCACCACATCACCGGTCACCACCACATCGCCCTGAATCACCGCGGCCGAGCTGCCGCCGCCGTTGCCGGCCGTCATGCCGCTCAGGTAGGTGAGCAAGCCTTGCACGGTGGCGTTGCCGGTAATCACGGTGTCGGGTGCATCAATCGTTACCGTGCCCTTTGTTTGCACCACCACATCGCCCGATTTGCGGTTGTGGGTAATCACGGTGCCGTTTTTAAAGCGGCGCACCCACATATCGCGGCTGGCTGCGGGCGGCGTGTCGGCGGCATTGTAAATCGCGCCGATTACGCAGCCGCCTTCGCCACGCGCATCAAGCAGGCACACCACCAACTCGCCCTCATCGGGCAGGCTGTAAAACTGGTTGCCGCCCGCAGCGGGGGTGATCATCGGCAGCCAATCGGTGAGCAAATTATCCAGCGCGGGCAGCTGCACGCGCAATTGGTGGCCGGCATCATCCACTTGCGCCACGGTGCCGAATTGGAGGGTCGCACCGAAATCATGGCTGGGCTGCATGATTTGTCTCCTGTGCAGAGGCCGTCTGAACTTCATCGGCCACATATTCAATCATTTTGATTTCCAACTCCACCGTGTAGCCCGATGAGCGGCGCAGCTCGTGCCGCGCCTGCTTAACCAGATATTTGCCGCTCAATTTGCCATAACCTTTAAGTTGCACCACCTGCCCGGCCACCAGCACGGCGTTGCCCACCAGCGAGATATTGCCCGCAATCTGGTTTTGCTGCGCATCGGCGAGCGCGGTATCGGCGCGGGCGGCCAATTGCTGGTCGCTCTCGCCGCGGTTGGCCACAATGCGCAAAGTGTCGGATGTGGCGGCGCGTTTGCTGTTTTTACGCATCGGCTGCGCTTTGCGCTTTTGGCCGCGCGCCTTTTTGGCTTTGGCATCGTAGCCGGTAATCACCGCCTCTTGCGGCACGCCTTTAATCAGGTCGCGCATGCGAAAGCGTTTGATGTCTTCCGGCAGCAGCAGCGCCACCGGCTCTTGTTTGGCCAGCTCGGCATTGGCGTGAAAAACCAACGTTTTATCGACAATTTTAAAGGTGTGGCCGTATTCGCGCGCCAGCCGCGTGAGAAATTCGACATCGCGCTCCTGATATTGCGTCACCCGCTCAATATCGATGGCGGCCACGGTGCCGGTAACGCTTAATTTCAGACGGCCCGCAATGGTGCGCACGATTTTGTCCAGTGTGGTTTTTTCGTAAGCTTTGGGCTGTAAGGTGCGATTGGCCTTGGTGATGCCGGTGGATAAAGCCTTAATGCTCACTACGCTGGGCGGGTGTTCATACTCAATCTCGGCAATTTCAAAGCTGCCTATCTTGATTAAGCCCGTGAATTGGTCGCCCAACTCCAAGCTCAGGCTGTCGCCCTGCTCGGGATACCAGGCATTGAGCCAGCGGCCGTCTACATCTTCAATATCAATTTGCAGCTCATCGCTCATGCCGCCCAGATAATCGGTGTAGCTGATGGAGAGCAGATAAGGCTTGATGTCGGCAGTGATGTTTTTTTGTTCATACGCGATGACAAAATCCGGCGCGCTCACCGGATGGCTGTTACCGCCGCCGGCGAGTCTGTTTAACTGTAAAAAAGCGCCTAAAGCGTCCATATCTATCCTTTCAGACGGCCTACCGCATCCAAGGCGGCATATCTGCCTGGCTGCTTTGCGGCTTGGCATCCAACACCGGCACAAACACCGTCAGCCCCGCACCGAATGCCTCGGCTATCGGCAGGTGCGGATTGGCCGCAATCAGGCCGTCTAAAAGCAGCGCATTACCGTAATATTTGTGTGCAATCAAATCCCAGCGGTCGCCCTCGCGAGTGGTGTATTGCAATAAAGCGCCGCTCATGATGCACCATCCTTTCTCGCCGCCAGCCATGCGGTGAGCGATTGCGCACCGGCGGCGGCATTGGCCAGGCTGTCGGCCGCCTGCGCCACCGCTTGCGCGCCGCCATCAAGCCAATCGCCCACACGGCGGCTGTCGAAGCCCGCCTGCAAGGCCGCCAAGCCGCCCGAAAGCTCGCGCGCCGCTTGGCCGCCATAAGCCATCATTTCCGCCGCACCGCCCAAATCACCCAGCCGCTGTGCCACTTCGGGCAAAGTGCCAAGGTTGGCCGCCGCCGCGCCGCCGATGGAAAGCGCATCGCCCACCAAGCCAAACACAGCCAGCGGATTGGCCTTAAGCTCTTGCGCCTGTGTGATCAAGGTTTGCACCTCATCCACCTGCGCCGACACGGCGTTGTAAATCCGCACCCCCGTTTGCACCGCTTCCGCCACTTGCCCGGCTTGGCCACGCACCGATTCGGGCAGCAGCGAGAGCAGCGGGTTTTGGCCGCCACCAAGCAAGCCCGGCGTGCTCAAAGGGTTGTTCGGGTCGCCCGTAAATTCAGTAAGCGCCACATCCAATTCGCGTGCGGCCGTGCGCCCCTCGCCATCCTGAATCAGCGTGCGGCTGCTGATGGATTCAATCACCCACCAGCCCAGATGCCGCCCCGAACCAAACACCAAGGCCAGCGCCTGCTGCGCCTCTTTGGCCGCAATCATGCCGCTGTAGGCCGTGTCCGGATTGCCCAGCCGCCAATGCAGGCGAAGCGAAAAGCGGATGGCCGTCAAATCATTGCCCATCGCCTGCAGGCGCGGACGGCCGGCCAACACCTCGTGCTTGGCAAAGGTGGCGGCATGGGTTTCTTCAAAATCGGTAAAGCTTGTGAGCATCTCGAAGCGCACATCACCCAGCATGGCAAACATTAATAAGCCCTCCGTGCCGTGTTGTCCATCATGCGCCGATACAGTTCTTCAAACTCGCGCAAGCTCATCTGCAAGGCCGCCTGAATCTGCTGCGCATCACCGCCAGGTGCATGAATGGTGGGGTTGAAATGAATGTTGACTGCCTGTTGTGGTACAGCGGTTTCACGGCGGGCAGCAGCAAATTCGCCTGAGCGCGCGGCCATCTCGGCCGATAAATTGCTGCGCAGCTCGCCTGCCCGGTTTGTGAAACGTTGTTGCAGATTGCCGGCCATATTGCCGACGGCATTCAGCGGCTTGTCTGCGCCTTTGTTCAGGCCGATGGCCAAGCCCTCGGTAATAAATCCACCGAAGCGTTTAAACAGGCGGCTGGGGGATTTGATTTCATTTTTCTGCCCGAAAATCACACCCAGCAGGCTTGATTCACCGCGCCACCATGCTTTTAGCGCCTCCCATTTCGCTTTAATGCCGTTCCAGAGGCCGCTGATGAGGTTGTCGCCGAAAGTGGTAAACGAAGCAGGTAATTCAACGCCAAACCAGCCCAAAACGGCAGCAAAGCCATTTTTAAACGCAATAATCGGCGACCAGCGGACAATCAAGTCCAGAATGCCGAGCAGCCCACCGTCAAACGCCGTTTTGATTTCTTCGATTTTCCCAACCACCCAGCCAGCTACGGCGGCGATTTTTTCACCAATCCACAGGCCGATGGATTCGCCAAAGCTTCGCGCACCGCCCTCGGCTACTTGGGTGATGCTGAAAAAGTCTGTAAACCAGTCAATCACGGGCTGAACAAACGGCTGGATACGCGCCCATAAGCCCGAGAAAATGGAAACGAACCCATCCCAAAGCGGCGCCAACGGTGCCAGCCCTTGCTTGAGGCCGTCCCACAGCCCGGCAAAAAAGGCTTTCAGCGGTTTCCAGTATTTGTAGATTAAAATGGCGATGCCGGCCAAAACCAGCAAGCCGGGGAAAGTAGTGAGCAAAGAGCGGCCGACAAACACCGCAATGTTTTTCAGCCAAATCAAGCCACGGCCGAGCATTTGCACACCGGGCACTTTGCTGAAAACGGCAAATGCTTTATTCAACGGCAGCAGCGCAACATTCAGCCATTTGGCAGCCGCGGCAGATTTTTGGGCAGACAACCCAAACATGCGGAACATGGCCACGCTGCGGCTCAGATTGCCCGCACGCATCAGGCCGAAAATTGCCCGAGCGGCGCGAAGTTTACCGAGGGCGACCGCAAGCGAGCGCACGGGCATCATCAGCATAGAGAAAGCATAGGCTATGCCAAAAGCCCCAAGCTTTATGGCAAACAAGCCGATGGCCACGCCGAAAGCCACTTTAATCAAACCTTTGTTATTTTCAACAAACGGCACAATCCAGTTTTCAATCAATGATTGTGCGGTATTGGCAAAGCTTTTAATGTCTTCGGCAAAAATGCCGCCGAATTTTGCAGCGGTGTTTTCAGCCACCCCGCCCAACGCTTCGATGGCGGATGACAAAGTATCGGTTTTTACCTTAATCCTGTCTTGAAGAGATGCCTGATTGTCCATTTTGGCCGTCATGGCATCAAAGCCGGCCAAACCGGCTTGCCCCATAATGGCGGCCACGCGCCCGCCTTCTTGGCCAAACAGGGCATCAGCTGCATCCATCACCCCCTGATCACCGAATTTGGTACGGATTTTGGCAAACCCTGTCTCCAAAATTCCGGTGATATCGCGCATAGACTTCATTGTGCCGTCTTGATTGAAAAACTCGAATTGCGCACCTGAGCTCTCCAGCATATCCCGCACCTCTGC